GCGCTGGAAATCCCGTATGACGTGCTGGTCAAAGAGTTCGATTCCAGCTATTCCGCAAGCCGCGGTGCGCTGCTCGAAGCATGGGAAGCATTCAAGATGCGCCGCACATGGCTGGTAGACCGCTTCTGCCAGCCGGTATATGAAACATGGCTCACAGAAGCCGTGGCCCGTGGTCGTATCAAGGCTCCGGGCTTTTTTGATGATCCGCTTGTGCGCGCCGCGTGGTGCAGCGCCCGCTGGATCGGCCCCGTGCAGGGGCAGCTTGACCCCAAGAAGGAAGCGGAAGCGGCAATTGCGCTGACGACCTGCGGCGTTAAGACCCATGAGCAGATCGCCCGTGAGCTTGGCGGCGGCGACTGGGAAGAAAACGTGGAGCAGCTGAAGCTTGAAAACGAACTGCTGAAAGCCGCCGGAAGTGCGGCGCACCCCAAAGAGGATGCAAATCTCGAAGGCAATAAGAAAAAGGATGGTGAAGGCAATGCCTAAATTCGATATCAAGCGCAAGTTCTACGCGCTGGCAAGCACAGACGGCGAAAATGCCGAAATCCAGATGTACGGCGACGTTGTGGAAAAGTGGCCGACAGACTGGTGGACAGGCGAAAAGCTGGAGGGCAACTACATTGCACAAGATGAGTTCTTAAAGGACCTTGCAGCAGTGGAAGGGTGCAAAAGCGTGACGATCCGGTTGAACAGCTACGGCGGGGACGCAGTCGTCGGCATTGTGATCCACAACCGGCTGCGCGAGATCGCAGCGAACGGGACGCACCTGACCTGTATTGTGGACGGCGTGGCCATGAGCGCGGGCAGCGTCATTATGTGCGCCTGCGATACGGTCAAGGTCAACCCGTCCTCCCTTGTGATGATTCACAAGGGCTGGTCATTCCTGTTCGGCAGATATAATGCCGACGAGCTGCGAAAGAGCGCCGAGGCTATGGACGCATATGACAACGCAATGGTCAGCATCTACAAGCGCAAAAGCAGCATGAACGACACAGTCATCAGCCACATGATGAGCGACGAGACCTATATGACCGGCAAGGAGGCCGTGGAAAAGGGCTTCGCCGACGAGGTTATTGAGGACTCCGAGCAGGTTCCGATTGCGGCGAGCGCGAACGGCCGCACGCTCTTTGTTGGCGGACGCGCAATACACCTTTGCCCCGGCATGACGCTGCCGAAAAACATCCCTACAGTCACACCCGACGCGCAGGCGCCGGCTGCGATAGAAGCAAATCAGCCTGTGGTCACAGGCGGTGAAAAAGGAGGAAACAACTCTATGACCAAGGAAGAACTCCGGGCAAAGTACCCGGAACTGGTTGCTGAGGTGGAAGCGGACGCACGCGCGGCCGTCAACACCAACGCCGCCGTCACTGAAGCGGTGCAGGCTGAGGAGCGCCGTATGCAGGAGATCGACGAGGTATCCGCACTGTTCAGCGATGAACTGGTGAAGGAAGCCAAGTACGGTGACAAGAAGTGTACCGCACAGGAGCTTACCTACCGCGCGGCACAGGCTGCTGCGAAGCAGGGCCACAGCTTCCTCGCCAATCTGGACGAAGATGCCAAGGACTCCGGCGCAGATGGCGTCGGCGCGGCTCCCGGCAAGGACGCAGGCGAGGACGGCAAGAAGGACGATGACAGCCCGGAAGCCGTTGAGGCAGAAGCGAAGGCCGCTGTTGCAGCCTTCATGAAGCGGAAGGAGAAGTAAGTCATGAACAAGAACCTTGTACGCACCATCGACAGCTGCACGGTGGACAACCTGATTGCCAAACTGTCCCCGGCAGCAGAAACGTTTGGCATCAAGATTCGCAAGGAAGCCAGTGCCGAAACGACCTACAAGCGTGGTACGATCCTCGCCATGTCCAGTCGGGACAACAAGTGTGTCATTCTCGGCACGACCGCACAGGCAGCTGTGCAGGGTGATAGTCCTGTTGCAGCCGAGGAACTGACGCCTTACTGCATCCTTGCAGATGATGTGACCGTCGGCAAGACCGCTGATGCGGTAGCCGTGGCCTACCGCTGCGGCAACTTCAACCGTTCCGCCGTGATTGCAAAGTCCGGCCACACGCTGTCGGCCGCAGACGAAGACGCGCTGCGGCACTACAACATCATCCTGACCGATGTGATGTAACAGGAGGACACTGAACTATGGATATTTACAGCACCTATTTTATGCTCGCAGCGGTCCGCGAAATCCCGCTGGAGCAGTCTTTTTTCAGAACCCGTTATTTCCCGACTGACAACGCAATGGACGTCTTCAGCACGGCCCGCGTTCTCGCTGATTTTGAGGAAGAATCGCAGAAGCGTGCGCCCTTCGTGCTGCCGCGCATCGGCTCCATTCCCGGCACCCGCACCGGCTTCAGCACGGCAGAGCTCGAACCGGCGAACATTTCTATCTCCATGCCGCTGACGCTCGACCAGCTTCAGAAGCGCGGCTTTGGCGAGTCTCTGCTTTCTCAGGCAACCCCGGCTGAACGCGAACGGCACTTCCTTGTGCATGATCTTGCGGATCTGTCTGCCAGCATCTCCCGGTCTGAGGAGCTGCTCGCCGTCAACACCATTCTGAACAATGGCACGACCATGCGCCACCGTACCGACCGTGCGGATGTGTATGAGGACATCGGCGTGCAGTTCTATGACGGCACGAACAACCCGGCGCTCTTCACGCCGTCTGCCAAGTGGACGCACAGCACCTACTCCAACGGTTCCTGGACTCGCGGCAACTGGTATGATGATATCTGCACTATGATCCACCAGCTGACGCAGAGCGGCCGTCCCGCGCGGGAGATCGTTGTGGCGCAGGATGTTGGCGACTTCCTCATGGAAGATGGCTGGATCCTCGCTATGCTGGATAATCGCCGCGCAGAAATGGGCCACATCGATCCGTCCGAGCTGACCGAGTTTGTTTATCAGATCGGCTCGTTCAACTTTAAGGGCCGCGTGATGCCTATTCTGGTCTCTAACGGTACTTACGAGAACGACAGCGGCAGCGATGTTGCCTATGTCCCGGGCGGCACGGTCATTGTCACCGCGCCCAATGTCGGTAAGGGCCTGTATGGCGCTGTGACGCAGATGGAGACTGACGGGCACTTCCACACCTATGCCGGTAAGCGCATCCCGCAGCACATCTTCACCATCCGTCCGCCCGCGCGTGAGACGCAGCTTTCCTGCCGCCCGCTGTTTGCGCCGAAGCGCAGCAACCCGTGGCGTGTGGCAAAGAACGTCCTCGCCTGAGAAGGGAGCGGCGTATGGTAAGAATGATCTCCGGCTCCACCCGCATCGGCAAGCGTACCTATACCCCCGCTGACGGCTTCTTTGAAGCCGCCCCGGAGGCCGAACAGCGTCTTGTGCTGCTTGGCGTTGCCGAATACGATGCTGAAACGGCATCTGAGCCTGTTGCAACCGACGCTGTGCCTGCGTCCGGCGATGCTCCCTGCGTCGATATGCCCAGCGAAGAAAACGGCGCAGAGAGTGACGCAGCGGCCCACCTTGACGCGGAGCAGTTTCAGACATTGACGGTTGCCCAGCTCAAGGCGATGGCCGAAGAAATGGGCATTGCCACAGCGAAGCTCAAGAAGAAAGACGACCTGATTGCGGCCATCACTGCCGTGTCGGTCGAGCCGGGCGCTGCGGGCGAGGATACCCCGCCTGCACTTGGCTTGGAGGCTCCTATTGTATGAGCTTCAAGGACATGGTCGCGGCGGACAACCACACCACCTTCTTGAATCTTGACGAGTATGGCGAAAAGCGAATCGTAATCTATGACGGCGTGACCTACGACGGCGACGATCATGAGGGAATCCCGGTCGTACTGTCCGGCTTGAAGGAAAAGGACAGGCGGCAGCTCATGTCCGATCACATTCAGGGACTTTACCTTGTGTCCGCTGTGATGCACTGTGCCATATCCGATCTCGGTGGCAAGCAGCCGGAGAAAGGGACACGCATCAAAATCAGCACGCGCCCGGGCGGCAGCTTTTTCCGCACGTTCTATGTTGCAGCGTCCGTCTGCGACATCGGAATGCTGCGCGTCGAACTGGAGGCGTTGGATGAATGAGTACAATTCGCGTTGAATGCGTCGGTCAGGATGCATTTCGCCATGCTGCAGAACAGCTTGCAGAGATCCCAGGCGGTATCGATCAGGCGCTCAAGTCAGCAACAAAGCGTGCTGCGTCCTATCTCCGCACCCAAAGCACAAAGGAAATCCGGCAGCGATATGACATCACGCGCCGGAACATCCGCGCAGAGCAGAATGTAAAGGTCAGCTATCGGTACTTCAATGGAATCGAAGCGCGCATCACATTCCGCGGCAACAAAATTCCGCTTTTCCGTTATGGCGGCGCAGCGCCGAAGGAGCCGACTGTCAACGCGGAAAAGACCGTCATGGCGATCGTCAACGGCCAGCTTCGCGCTGTCCATCCCGGCGTTGCCGCTTCCGGCCATCAGCTCACCTCCACCAGCCCGACAAAATTCTCCAACGCATTCGTTGCACGGATGCAATCCGGGCATGTGGGAATTTTCGAGCGCACAGGCGGAAAGACCCCGACTGGCGACGCTGCGATCAGGGAAATCATGGGTTCTTCCGTGCCGCAGATGCTGGGAAACGAGGAAGTTCAGGAAAGCCTGTCCGAAAAGACGATGGGCAAGATGGAGGAACGGTTGGAGCATGAGGTAAACCGGATCCTGAATGGCTGGGGAGGATAAGCCGTGACACGTTTGAATTTGCTCAATGCGATTGCAGACTTCTCAACCGAAGTCATGAAGGAAGTCCTGCTGCCAGTTAGGGTGCAGTCTGAGGACGAAACGCAGACGGAGCGCCCGCCGTTCGTCTACAAGATGCGTCTGCCGGATGCCGCATCCGCGACCAAGCGTGCGCCGTATATCCTGCATCAGGTGGTAAACGGCGACGACGAGCAGGCCCCCGGAAGTCCGCGTGAAAGCTACGCACAGATTCGGTCGTTGTTCTGCGTGTACGGCGAGGACGATCAGGAAGGTGCTTTGCGGCTGCTGACAGTTACAGAGCATTTCCGTGTCGCGCTCCTGAAGCAGACCGTGCTGGCGAATCAATTCCAGCTCGATCTGAGTGAAAAGCTGTCTGCTCTGTTTTACACAGACAGCACGGCTCCATATTTCTGCGCGGAAATGCTGTCCATGTGGAAGATTCCGTCCATCGAGAGGGAGGTTGTACCGCTTTGAAAGCTAAGAAAACAGCGAAGCCCGACGCAAAGGCGCCGGGCTTCTACATTTACGTCGGCCCGACGATCGCCGGCGTGATTCAGACCGGGCATCTGTTTCGGACAACGAGTAAGGCCGAAGCGCTGAGTGAGATTGCATTCGCGCTCGAAAAATACCCGCTGATTCAGGCGCTGGTTGTGTCCGGGGCTACATACCCCGAAGACCGTATCAAGGTAAAAACGCCGGGCAATCTGCTGTACGTTCACTACCAGCAGCTCCTTGCCCGGAGAAAGTAAGGAGGAATGACTGTGTTGAAACACGGCGTTTACATCAAAGAACAGGCAACCAGCGTATCGACACCCGTGGTTGCCGCATCCGGCATTCCGTTTGCAGTTGGCACGGCTCCGGTGCAGTCCGCCGAAAAGCCTGCCAAGCTGAACGTGCCGGTTCTCTGCACGAGCTGGGACGAAGCCGTTGAGCAGCTCGGCTACTCGGACAACTGGAAAGACTTCACGCTCTGTGAAGTTATGTATTCGCACTTCCAGCTGTTCGGCATGCAGCCGATTATCCTGTGCAATGTGCTTGACCCGGCTACCCACAAGGAAGCAGTCGATATTGCCGAGCATGCCGTTTCCAACGGCAAGGTGTTCCTGCCTGCGGAAGCGATCGCAGATTCCGTTGTCGTGAAGGCTGCGTCCGGCTCTGAGTCTCCGTACACCAAGGGGAAGGACTACGACACGTTCTACAGCAACGGCACGCTGGTTGTCGAGGTCAGCCCAGACGGCGACGCGAAGGAAGCGACTAAGCTCTATATCAGCTACAGCAAGGTCAAACCGGATGGCGTTGACGATAATGACATCGTCGCTGGCTTCGGCGCGGTTGACCTCTGCATGGCAACCATCGGCGAAATCCCCGATCTTCTGATTGCTCCCGGCTGGTCTGAGAGCAGCACGGTTCAGGCCATCATGGCCACCAAGGCGGACAGCATCAACGGCGTTATGCGCGCAAAGGCGCTGTGTGACATTGACTGCACCAGCTCCGGCGCAACGTCCTATTCTGCCGTCTATCAGAAGAAGCTTGCAACGAACCTGGTCGACCCGACGCAGGTTGCCTGCTGGCCGCAGGTAAAGCTTGGCGACAAACAGTTCCACCTGTCTACGCAGCTTGCCGGACTGATGGCAAAGGTGGACAGCGACAATGATGGCGTGCCGTATGAGTCCCCATCCAACAAGGGCCTCAAGTGCGACAGTCTGGTTCTTGCGGACGGTACGGAGGTCCTTATGACGCTGGAACAGGCAAACGTCCTGAACTCCAACGGCATTGTCACCGCGCTCAAGTTCATGTCCGGCTTTGTGGCATGGGGCAACTACACCGCATGCTATCCGGCGAACACCGATGTCAAGGACTACTTCCTGCCGATCGGCCGCATGTTCGCGTGGATCGGTAATACGCTGGTGCGCACGTTCTGGTCGAAGACGGACAGCCCCATGACGCGCCGCCTGCTGGACAACATCAAGGATTCCGCGAACACATGGCTCAATGGCCTTGTCGGCTCCGAGTTCCTGCTTGGTGCGCGCGTGGAGATCGTCGCGTCCGAAAATGTGCTGACCGATCTGATGGCCGGTATCGTGAAGATCCACATCTACATCACGCCGCCCAGTCCGGCGCAGGAGATCGATTTCGTGTTGGAGTATGACCCGTCCTATGTGACGGAAGCTCTGACGGAATAAGGAGGGAGCAAAGCAATGAGTGTAGACCAGTCTGTAATCAACTTTTCTGTCTACGAGGACGCGAACGACTTCCTCGGCATGGCTTCCGCCACGCTGCCGAACCTCGACGCGCTTACGCAGTCGATTTCCGGCGCGGGTATCGCGGGCAACGTGGAAGCGGTCATCATCGGCCATCTGAACGCCATGACCACGCAGCTTTCCTTCCGCACCTTCAGCGAAGGCAGCGTCAAGCTGTCTGAGCCGCGTGAGCATCATATCGACCTGCGCGTTGCGCAGCAGGTGTTCGATCAGGTCAGCGGCACGCACAAGGTGCAGTCCGTCAAGCACGTCCTTGTCCTGTTCCCCAAGGCAGAAAGCAATGGCAAGGTTGCTCCCGCATCGCCCAGCGACGGCAGCGGCGATTTTGCAACGCGCCTCTGGCGCACGTACATCGACGGGAAGCTGGTGCGCGAAGTCGATCAGTACAATTTCATCTACATGGTCAACGGCGTTGACTACCTTGCGGATGTCCGCAAGGCACTCGGCAGATAAGCAGCCCGGGGCGGTGTGATGCACCGCCCCGCCATTTTTGAAAGGAGAAAATCGCAATGGAAACCAATGAGATCAAGAATACCACCGTTCAGCCCGGCAGCGATGCCTTTTCCGTCGATGACGACACTCCGAAGGAGGCGGCGAGTATCGGAATCTTTACCCATAAATTCACGAGGCCCTTTACCTATGAGGGGCGCACCTACGAAGAGCTGACCTTCGACCTTGAGCAGCTGACGGGCCGCGATTCCAGACTGATTGAAAACGAGCTGCGCGCGGCAGGCCATGTCGTGCTCGTTGCAAACTTTGACAGCGATTACCTCATTCGTGTCTGTGCCCGCGCCTGCACGGAGAAGATCGGCTGGGACGCGCTCGAAGCTATGCCCATCAGCGACTACAACGCGATCAAGAACAGAGCGCGAAATTTTTTAACAAGATCGGCGTCCAAATAGGCGACGGCGGCGCATGGCTGCGCAGGCAGTGCCTTGCGCTGGCCCGGACGAACAACACGCCGATTGACTTTTGGTTGGCGCTTCCGTTCAGCGAACTCGTTGAGTGGATCGACGCATCCAACAAGCTCTCGGAAGAAATCATGAATCAGCGTAAGCGTAAAAAGTGAGGTGGGCTGAATGGCGAATCAGCGCAAAGAATATGAAATGCTATTTGCGCTCGAGGCGCAGCTTGGCCGCGAGTTCCGCGCGACCTTTGAGAGAGCGCGCGGCGAACTGGGGGAAACGGCCGAAAGTGCGGAGTCCTTCGGCGACAGAACAACGCAGGCGGTCGACGCGGTTTCTGGTGCGCTGACCGCGATCGGCGTTGCCTCCATCCTGCGGGAGATCCAAGAGGGCTTTGAGGAATGCACGCAGGCTTCCATGGACTTCGAGTCTGCCATCACTGGCGTTGCCAAGACCACAGACCTCTCCGAGACAGAGCTTGCGGACATGCGGGACGCGATCATGGATATGTCCACGCGCATCCCGGCTACGACGGAAGAGATCGCGGGTGTCGCGGAAGCTGCCGGTCAGCTCGGCATTCAGAAGGACGCGCTGCTTGACTTCACCGAAACCATGACCATGCTCGGCACGGCCACAAACATGACCGCCGAGGATGCCGCGACTGCTCTTGCCCGCTTTGCGAATATCACCGGCATGTCTGCCGACAATTATGGACGGCTCGGCTCCGTCATCGTTGACCTCGGTAATAATTTCGCCACGACCGAATCCGAGATCACGCAGATGGGCACGCGCCTTGCGTCCGGCGGCAAGCTGGCCGGTCTGACAGAGCCGCAGATCATGGCGCTGGCGGCGGCAATGTCCTCTGTCGGCATCGAAGCAGAAGCTGGCGGCACTGCCATGACGCAGACCCTCAACGCCATCGAGAAGTCTGTTGCAATCGGCGGTGACAGCCTTACAGAGTTCGCACGTATTTCCGGTATGTCTGCGGAGCAGTTCACCGCAGCGTGGAACGACGACGCTCTGAGCGCCCTCACTGCGTTCATCCGCGGCCTTGGGGATTTGGATTCTCAGGGCGAAAGCGCCGTGCTGGTGCTGGAAGACCTCGGCCTTACCGGCATCCGGCAGAGCAATATGCTCAAATCCCTCGCTCTTGCCGCTGACCAGATGGACAGCGCCGTCCAGACCGCAAATATCGCATGGGACGAAAACACGGCCCTGATGAACGAAGCCAGCAAGCGATATGCCACCACGCAATCCAAGCTGGACATGACGCAGAACGCCGTCAACAACCTCAAGGTTGCTGTTGGCGATGCATTTACCCCGGAGCTTGGTAAGCTCTATGATATGGAAACGAATGTCCTGAAGGACGTGACCGAGTATGTGAAACAGAGTCCTGCGATCCTCAAGGGCATCGCTACGTTTACCGCGCTTGTCGGTGGCGCGACGGCAGCGCTTACCGCTTATGCGGCGATATCCAAGGTTATCAAGGCGCTCGATATGGCATCCATGTTTGGCGGCGCCGTCGGCCCCATCATGCTTGGTGTGACCGCAGTTGCCGCGTTGACTGCCGGGATCGTTACGCTTGCCGAAGCTTCCAAGCACGATGTTGTTCCGACTGTCAGCGAGCTTACCGAAGCCGCGCGCGAGCTGGACAGCGCAATGAGCGCCGCAAAAGCAGCCTGTGATACGACCATCACGACCACGGAGGCGTCTGCAAACGCCGCAAGCATCTATATTGATCGCCTTGACGAGCTGAATGCGCTCGGCGAATTGAGCACGGAACAGCAGCAGGAATACCACGGCATTCTGATCAAGCTTGTCGAAACCATTCCGGAGCTGTCCGACTGCATTGACCTTGAGAATGATGTTATCAATGGCGGCACGGAGGCGCTCCGCGCGAATACGCAGGCGTGGAAGGATAACGCCATTGCGCAGGCATATCAGGAGCAGCTTACTGAGCTTTACAGCAAAAATGCCGATGTGATGATCGAGGCCGAGAAGAACAAGATCGGCCTGCGTGACGCGGAGGCAAAGCTTGTTGTAGCGCAAAAGGCGCAAAATGATGAATTTGAACGTCAGAACAAGCTGTATCAGGATGCCAGTCAGAAAGTCACAGACTACTACAATGAAACTGGCCTAACCACCGATATGACCAACTGGCTGGGTGAGACGGTCGGCGATTTGAATCTGAAACTGGAAAGAAATGCGCAGGCCGTTGATGCGGCACAGCGTGAGGTCGATAACTACAAGCAGGCTATCGAGTACGGAAATGCGTCGCTGCAGGAGGCTCAGGCAGAAATCGATCTGGCTGAGGAAGCTGTGCGAAATCTCACAAGCACTACCGAAGAGGCAGTTGACACGACGGAGGACGCAGCGCGCGGAAACGACGATTTGAGCGCTACAATCGGCAATGTGAAAGAGCGGGTCGAGGAACTGACCTCCGCGTATGTGGATTCCTATAACTCCGCTTATCAGAGCATCCATGGCCAGTACTCACTTTGGAGTGAAGTCGATAAAACCGTCGCTACCTCTACCAGCACCATCAACGACAGCCTTGCGGCGCAGATCACACACTGGCAGGACTATAATGCAAACCTCGCTGCTCTGAAAGAGCGCGCCGGTGACATTGATGGCTTGAGCAGTGTGATTGGCTCCTTTGCGGACGGCTCTGCCGACAGCGTCAGCGCGATTGCAGGCATGGCCGCTGCCAGCGACGATGACCTGAAAAAGATGGTCAAGCAGTGGAAGGAACTGCAGGAGGAGCAGACCAAGACCTCTGAAAGCGTCGCAGACTTCCAGTCGCATTTCACGGAAACCATGGATGCGATCAAAGCCGATCTGGAAGATGACGTTGCCGCGATGGATCTTGGCGCCGAAGCTATGGCCAGTGGTCAGGCTACCATTCAGGGCTTCCTGGATGGGGCAACCAGCATGCTGCCGCTCGTGCAATCTGCCTATCAACAGATTGGACAGGCGGCGCTGAGCGGGCTTTACTGGAACCGGCTGAGCGGGCATAAGAAGAGCTCCAGAGTCAGCGGAGGTATGGTCGAGCAGGCATATGCAGACGGCACAACCTCGGCAGAAGCCGGTCTTGCGCTTGTCGGCGAAGAAGGTCCAGAGCTGGTCATGATGCGCGGCGGTGAGACCGTCCTCAACGCAGGCCGAACCAAGGACGCGATGAGCGCGATGGTAACGGGCTATTCTTCCGGCAATGTTCAAGTTGTTTTTAACATTGAGAACGTCGATGAAGCGCAGATGAATCGGCTCGAAGCTTACGGCGATGAATTTGCCGCGCGGGTCATGGCTGTTGTCCGGGATGCCGATGAAGAATCTCGCAGGGGGGGATACGCATGAGCAAGACCTATACAACGGAGCAGGGCGATATGTGGGATTCCATCGCTTTTGCGCAGATGGGCAGCTGCGACTATGTAGACCGCCTCATGCTGGCAAACGGCGCGCTTCTTGAGTATTACATATTTCCAGCTGGCATTATGCTGACGATTCCCGACGTGCCGGAGCGCAGCGCGTCTAAGCTGCCGCCGTGGAAGCAGGTGAAGAAATGAGCAATCGGAACATCGCACGCCGGACAAAGGCGGAGATCGCTTTCGCTGGTGTGGATATCACGAAAACCATTCAGCCGTACCTGCTGTCTGTAGCCTATACGGACAACGAAGAGGACGAATCTGACAGCCTGCAAATCAAGATTCAGGATAGGGATGATCTCTGGCTGCAAGACTGGCTGGAAGATGTGATCGAGGCTGCGTCTGCCGAGAAGCTGGAAATGGACTGTGTTTTCGTCCGAGAAAACTGGCTGTCCGATGGCTCTGATGAAGTGCTGCCGTGCGGCCTGTTTGAGCTGGACAGTGTCAGTGCGGAGAGCCCCCCGAATACAATTTCCATCAAAGGCACGTCGCTGCCGTTTTCCGGCCAAGTCCGCCAGACGAAAAAGAGCAAGGCGTGGGAGTCCTACAAGCTCTCCGGCATTGCCAAGGAGATGGCGGGCGGCGCCGGCATGACCTGTATGTACGAAGCAGACAGCGACCCGTATTATGAGCGCGTTGAGCAGATCGACATGAGCGATATAGCGTTTCTTTCCAAGCTCTGCCGCGATGCCGGTATATCGCTGAAAGCGACCAGCCAGATTCTCGTGCTTTTCGATCAGCGCAAATATGAGCAGAAGCCGGAGGTCCGCACGATCCGCCGCCGCGACGGAAGCTACAATACATACTCTATCAGCACCAGCTCGGCGGAGACGCAATATGCATCCTGCCGGGTATCCTATGTTGATCCCGGCAATGGTCAGTGCATCGAGGGCATTGCGAAAACGGAGGACTACAACAGTGAGAACTCCAACAACCAGCAGCTTGAGATCACCGCAAAGGTCGCGTCTGCCGAAGAAGCAAAAGAGCTTGCAGCGAAGCGGCTGCGCGAACGCAACAAGTACTGCCGTCAGGCACGTTTTACGCTGCCCGGCGATACGTCGCTGGTAGCTGGTGTCACGGTACAGCTTGAGCGTTTCGGAGGATGGTCCGGGAAGTACATCATCAAGCAGGCTGTCCATAAAATCGATAGCAGCGGCGGCTATACGACGCAGATCACGCTCCGGCGTGTGCTGGAGGGATACTGATATGGATGGAGAAAACATCATCAAGCGCCTTGTGCGCATCGGAACGGTTACGGATGTCAACAACGCGAAGCGGCTGGCCCGTGTGAAGTATCAGGATTGCAATATGACGTCCGGCTGGCTGCATGTGCTGGATACGCACCCGCACATTCCGGACTACGATCCGGCTCCGCAGAAAACGGACGATAAGGGCGGCGGCTCCGGCGAAGCATCCTACGAAACACATTCTCACAGTCTGACGATCAAGCCGTGGATGCCGCTCGTCAACGATACTGTGCTGGTGCTTTATCTGCCGGTGTTCAACGGCGACGGCTTCGTGCTGGGAGGAATTTGACATGGTTGTTGGAGCTTTGGGCGATATCGTTTTCTCGGTGTCCTCCCGCACTGTGAAAACGATCAAAAATATGAACTGGTCTGGCTCTGCGCGGTACGCGACGCACCAGCGGCACGCCGGGAACGCGCTTACGGAGTTCACCGGCCTTGACCCGGATAAGATCACGTTCGATATCTTCCTGTCGAGCTATCTCGGCGTAGATCCCATGACGGAGATTACGCGCATCTGGCGCTATGAGCGAAACGCCATTGTGCTGCCGCTTGTGCTCGGCAATCACGGGTATGGGCGCTATCGCTGGACGATTACCAGCCACAAGACAAAACCCGAAACATACGACGGTCACGGAAATATCACTTCCGCGACCGTTACTTTGACGCTGCAGGAATACCTGAGATCGTGAGGTTATGACCATGATGCACACAGTATCGGCAAACACGTTTGCCAAGATCAACCTCAACGAAACGGACCCGGTGAAATCCATCCTGCAAAACGTCTCAATCATCTTGCGGACATTCAAGGGCTCTTGCCCGATGTACCGCGATTTCGGCATTCAGACAAGCCTTACTGACCGGCCTATCCCCGTTGTGAAAGCGCTGCTTTATAACGCAATCCGCGAGGCCATCGAAAAATATGAGCCGCGCGTCGAGGTCGCAGGCATCGACTTTGCGGACGGCGTGGAAATGTCCGGCGTTTTGGAGCCGATTGTGGAGGTGAACATCATCAATGAGTAGGAACAAGGAATATCAGTTCGTTGCGACTGACGCGCAGGAGATCGTCAACTATCTCATTGCTGCATATGAAAAGCTGACCGGTGTGAGCGTCCTCCCGGCCAGCCCGGAAAAGCTGTTCATTCAGTGGGCCGCAAATATCATCATCCATGAGCGGGCGCTGACCAACTATGCAGGAAATCAGAATATCCCGAGCCGTGCAGAAGGTGCAAACCTTGACGCGCTGGGCGAGCTGTTCTATTTGCAGCAGCGCCCCGGCTCGAAGCCTGCTTATTGCACGGAGCGCTTCACGATTTCCGAGGCGCAGTCCTTTGCGATTCTCATTCCGAAGGGTACGCGCGTCACGGATGCCAGCAGCTCGCTTGTTTGGGAAACGACGGTCGACGCCTATGTCGCGGCGGGCAGCACCTATGCCGATGTGCCGATCCGCTGCCAGACCTCCGGCACGGTCGGAAACGGATATGCGGTCGGCCAGCTCAATGTGATCGTCGATGTGTTCGACTACTACACAGCCTGCACGAATATCACGGAGTCTGACGACGGCTCCGAAGCTGCGGATGACGATGAATTCTATGAGCTGATGCGTCAGTCAATGGACGCTTACAGCACAGCCGGTAGCGCCGGGTCCTACGTCTATCACGCGAAATCCGTATCGACGGAAATCGCTGATGTCAAGGCCGTCCGGCCGGACGTTGTATCGATCGAAACGCTCGACCTTTATACGCTAAGCGGTGCGAAGTTCGCATTCTACGGCGGCGATACGATCAACCTTTCTTCGCTCAAGGTCTACCCGCACGGGGAGAGTACCGCCGCAGCGCTGAACACGGATTATACCGCAGCGTATGAAGATAACCTGCTGACCATCTCCATCACGGCCAGCGGCGCATTGAAGGACGCGACGCAGATTGACATTTCCCTTGAACGTGACGGCGCGGGGCATGTTGATATTTACGTTCTGATGGACGATGGCACCATTGCTACGACCGAAATCAAGCAGGCCGTCCTTGCGGCCTGCAATCCGGACAAGGTGCGTCCGCTGGCGGATTACGTCAGCGTCAAAGACCCGGAGCTTGTGGCGTACAACATCGACTTTACCTACTACATCCCGTCCGATACGTCGCTGTCCTCGGCGGCGATTCAGGAAGCTGTCGACGCGGCAGTGAAGGAATATGTGGCATGGCAGTCTGCGCGTCTCGGGCGCGATATCAATCCCGATAAGCTGCGCGACCTGCTGTTCCATACCGGCATCAAACGCATCGTCCTTCGTTCTCCGACGTACACGGTGCTGGCAGGCGGAAAAAAC